TAAAAACTTTGATCAGATTAGAGCTTCTTTTAAAGGAGTATATAAAGATTTACAAGAAGAACAATCTAGTAAAGTTCGCGGAGGCCAGGGGTTGGCATATGACAGTTAATTATGGATGATATTTATAAAGATATTCCTACATGGGATAATGGTACATGGACAACAACATCTTTTGAATCAAGAGATGAATGGAGAGACTTTTTATTTTCTATATTTAGAGAACCTGGTAAATATGAATTTAATGAAGTAACAAATGAAATATTTATTGCTGAGTCTAAAAAGTTTAGAGAAACCAAAGTATACTGTACTGCACCATTTAAATCTAGAGACTTTATTAATTACTGGGATGATCAGAAAAATAAATGCAGATTAGGAGTCTTAGTTAAATCAGATAATAAAATATGGTATCTTACCAGAGACTATTATATGTGGTTAAACTTCTTACCTATCTTTGATAAAGAACAACAAAAGTTTGACTTTGCTCAAATAAGAGATGCACAATATCATATGGCATTATATGAAGTACTTGCAGAACTATTCTATTTACATGCTGCTATATTAAAGAAAAGACAAATTGCTTCTAGTTATTTTCATGCAGGTAAATTAATTAATCAGTTATGGTTTGAAGCTGGGGTTACTCTTAAAATGGGAGCCAGTCTTAAAGATTACATTAATGAGAAAGGTACATGGAAGTTTCTTAATGAATATGCTGCATTCTTAAATGAACATACTGCTTGGTATAGACCAATGTCTCCAGATAAAGTAATGATGTGGCAACAAAAGATTGAAGTAAGAAAAGGAGATAGAAAAGCTGAGGTTGGTTTAAAAGGAACATTACAAGGAATGTCTTTTGATAAGGATCCAACAAATGGAGTAGGTGGACCAGTTAAATATTTCTTTCATGAAGAGGCTGGTATTGCTCCTAAAATGAATACAACCTATGGATATATTAAACCTGCATTAAAATCAGGTATGATTACTACAGGATTATTTATTGCAGCAGGATCTGTAGGTGATTTAGATCAATGTGAACCATTAAAGAAAATGATTCTAGATCCTGAAGCAAATGATATTTATTCTGTAGAAACAGATTTAATAGATGAGAATGGTACTTTAGGTAAGTCAGGTTTATTCATTCCTGAACAATGGTCAATGCCTCCTTATATAGATGAATATGGTAATTCACTTGTAGAAGAAGCATTAGTAGCATTAGATGAATATTTTGAGAAGATAAAAAAATCTATGGACCCTGAAGATTACCAGTTGGAAATATCTCAGCATCCTAGAAATATTGCAGAAGCATTTAAACATAGAAGAGTATCTAAGTTTCCATCACATCTTGTTACTGCACAAATAAGAAGAATAGAAGATAAAGAATATGCTTATGAGTATTTAGATATATCTAGAGATGATACAGGAAAGATAAAAGTTAAAACAAGTAATAAGTTACCAATATCTGAATTTCCAATAAGTAAAAAGACTGAGGATAAAACAGGATGCTTAGTTGTATGGGAAAGACCAGTAAAAGATCCTGCATATGGTCAGTACTATGCATCTATTGACCCTGTAGCAGAAGGAAAGACAACTACTTCAGATTCATTATGTTCTATATATGTTATGAAAGCTCCTGTAGAAGTAACTAAAGTAACTGGTACAGAAACAGAAACTTATATAGAACAAGATAAAATAGTAGCAGCTTGGTGTGGAAGATTTGATGATATCAAGCAAACACATGAAAGATTAGAAATGATTATAGAATGGTATAATGCACAGACTGTAATTGAGAATAACATATCTCTGTTTATTTTATATATGATATCTAGGAAAAGACAAAAGTATCTTGTTCCTAAAAACCAGATAATGTTCTTAAAAGACTTAGGTGCAAATGCTAACGTCTTCCAGGAGTATGGTTGGAGAAATACAGGTGTACTATTTAAGCATCATCTTCTAAGTTATGTCATAGAATATTGTAAAGAAGAATTAGATACAGTAACTAAACCTGATGGAACTATAGTAAGAACAACATATGGTGTAGAAAGAATACCAGACATCATGTTACTTAAGGAAATGCATGCTTATGTAGATGGTCTGAATGTGGATAGATTAGTTGCATTTTCTGCAATGGTTGCATTTATGAGAATACAACAAGCAAATGTAGGTTATACTAAAAGAGTTATTATGGATGATGCAGGTAAAAACTTGCAAAAGTCAGAAAATTTGTTTAAATTAAATAGCAGTCCTTTCCGTCATATGGGAGGGAGAGGTAACAAGGTTAACGGTCAATATATTAAAAGATCAGCTTTTAAGAACTTTAAATAAAAGATATGCAAGTATTAAATGCAATGCAGCTTAAGGCTGGAGCTAAAGTAGAAAAACAAAGAATGGGTGGTATAACCCAACCATTACAATTTTTATCTAAAGTAGATAAGAATGAAGAATGGGCTGCTTGGAATTGTGACTGGTTAGAATGGCAAGGCTTAAAGCAAATAAGAAGAAATGCTAGAAGGCTAATGAAGAACTATAAACTTGCAAAAGGTATTATAGATAAAACAGATTATATTGTTGAAGAAAATAATGAATATAGAGATGTTGTAGAAGTACTTACAAGAGCAGATGATACTGCATTAGAATTAAAGTTCTATCCTATTATACCAAATGTTATTAATGTCTTAGTAGCTGAATTTGCTAAAAGATCTACCAAACTTACATATAAAGCAGTTGATGAGTTTTCTTATAATGAAATGCTTGAACAAAAAAGAAAGTCTGTTGAAGAAGTATTATTATCAGATGCTCAAATTAAAATTTCTGCAGCTCTAATGGAGCAAGGAATGGATCTAGAATCAGAAGAAGGAAAACAAGAACTATCTCCAGAAAAATTAAAAACACTTCCAGAAATAGAACAATACTTTAGAAAAGATTATAGATCTTTAGTAGAAGAGTGGGCAACTCACCAACATAAGGTAGATGTAGAAAGATTCAGAATGGATGAACTTGAAGAAAGAGGATTCAGAGATATGCTTATTACTGATAGAGAATTCTGGCATTTTAAAATGATGGAAGATGATTATGAAGTAGAGTTATGGAATCCAGTAATTTCTTTTTATCATAAGTCTCCAGATGCTAGATATATATCACAAGGAAACTGGGCTGGTAAAATAGACATGTATACTATTGCAGATGTCATAGATAAGTTTGGTTATTTAATGACAGAAGAGCAAATGGAATCTTTAGAAGCATTATATCCTGTTAGAGCTTCTGGATATAATATTACTGGATACCAAAATGATGGTACTTATTATGATGCTACTAAGTCACATGATTGGAATACTGATATGCCTTCACTTGGAATGAGACAATATACTTCTGCAATGGCAGGTAATGTAACAAATGGTGGTGATATTATTAGTCAGATCTTAACTGAAGGTGAAGATATCTATGATCAAGGAACTGCTTACTTATTAAGATGTACTACATCATATTGGAAATCTCAAAGAAAAGTTGGGCATCTTACTAAAGTATCTGAACAAGGAGAAGTAACAAATGAAATTATTACAGAAGAATACAAGGTAACTGATAAACCTATCTATGATACAAGGTTACTTAAAAATAAAACTAAAGATAATATTGTATTTGGAGAACACATAGATTGGATCTGGATTAATGAAGTATGGGGTGGTGTAAAGATTGGACCAAACATTCCTTCATTTTGGGGTATGAATAATCCAGGAGGATTTGCACCAATGTATTTAGGTATTGATAAAGCTAAGATTGGACCATTAAAGTTTCAATTTAAAGGAGACTCATCAATTTATGGTTGTAAGTTACCTGTAGAAGGATCTATCTTTTCAGATAGGAATACTAAGTCTACAGCTTTACTTGACTTAATGAAACCATATCAGATTGGATATAACATAGTAAACAATCAGATTGCTGACATATTAGTAGATGAGTTAGGTACTATTATCATGTTAGATCAAAACACTCTTCCTAAGCACTCTTTAGGAGAAGACTGGGGTAAAGGTAATTATGCTAAAGCATACATGGCAATGAAGAACTTTCAGATGTTACCATTAGATACTTCTATTGCTAATACAGAAAATGCTCTTAACTTTCAACATTTCCAAAAATTAGATCTATCTCAGACAGAAAGATTAATGTCTAGAATACAACTTGCTAATCATTTTAAACAACAAGCATTTGAAGTAATAGGTCTTAATGCACAAAGAATGGGACAACAGATTGCACAAATGACTGCTACAGGAGTAGAACAAGCAACAGCTGCATCTTATGCTCAAACAGAAATATTCTTTATACAGCATTGTGATTACTTAATGCCAAGAGTACATCAGATGAGAACTGACTTAGCTCAATACTATAATTCAACTAAACCATCTGCAAGATTAACATATATGACATCTGCTGATGAAAAAGTTAATTTTGAAATTAATGGTACTGATTTATTAATGAGAGATCTTAATATCTTTTGTAGTACAACTGCAAATCATAGAGCTATTCTAGAACAACTTAAGCAAATGGCTATGAGTAATAATACTACAGGAGCTAGTATATATGACTTAGGTAGAATTGTACAGTCAGACTCTATTGCTGAACTTACTTCAGTAATGAAAGATGCAGAAGCTAAACAACAAAAAGCACAACAGCAAGAAGCTGAGTCTCAACAAAAAATGCAACAAGAACAAATTCAAGCTAAAGCTCAAGAAGAAAAACTTAAGAGAGAGTATGAAGAAGCTCAAGCAGATAAGGAGAGACAAAATCAAGTTCTTGTTGCTGAAATTAAAGCTTCTGGTTTTGGAGCAATGCAAGATCTTAATAAAAATGAAGTATCAGATTACCAAGACTCAATGAAAGATATAAGACAAACTGAACAGTATCAGGCACAAACAAATCTTCAGAGAGAAAAGCAAAGTAATGATATGGTAATGCATTCTCAAAAATTAAGTATAGAGCAACAGAGGTTACAAGGGCAACAAGAAATAGCTAATAAACAATTAGAAATTGCTAGAATAAACAAGAATAAGTTTGATTCTAAGTCTGATAATAAAAAGAAATGACCCCTTAGCTATATAGTGCTAAAATAAATTTTTTTATTTTAAATATTTAAAATTTAATTAGTATATTATTATAACAACCAATAAAAAACCAAACAATGAATAATGACAGTAATGAGGCAACTCAAATACAGGATTCTACAACGGTAGGACAAGCAGATGTAAATATTGATGAACTCTTTGGATTACCAGGTGCAGAGAATGTAATGTTACCAGAAGATGGTGAAGAACCTGAGAAACAAAAAACAATGTTTACTAAAGAAGTAGTAGACACCACGTTCCTTGACAAGCCTATAGCTAAAGAAGTTATAGCACTGAAAGAAGAAGTAAATGAAGCAATAGCTGAACTTGATGATTTAATATCTCAAGAAGAAGATGCTGGTAATAAAGGAAGACCTAAAGTAGATAAGTCAGGTCTTTTAGAGTTAGCATCTAAGATGATTGAAGAAGGAGCTTTGGTAGCATTTGATGATGATAAACCATTAGAAGAATATACTACTAAAGACTTTAGAGAATTATTTGAAGCTAATGCAACAGAAAGAGAGAATAAAGTAAGAGAAGATGTTCCAAGAGAATTCTTTAATGCTTTACCAGAAGAACTTCAATATGCTGCTAAATATGTAGCAGATGGAGGACAAGACTTAAAAGGTCTTTTCCGAACATTAGCTCATGTAGAAGAAATGAGACAACTTGATCCTTCAGATGAATATGATCAAGGAGAGATTGCAAGACAATATCTACATGCTACCAATTTTGGAACAGCAGAAGAAATTGAAGCTGAGATTGTAGACTGGAGAGACTTAGATAGATTAGAGCAAAAAGCTAATCAATTTAAACCTAAGTTAGATAGAATGCAAGATGAGATAATTGCACAGCAGTTGGCAGAACAAGAATATAAGAAAGAACAACAACAACATGCAGCTAAAACATATACTGATAATATATATAATACATTGTCAGTAGGTGAGTTAGGAGGACTTAAGTTAGATAAGAAAATACAGAGCATGTTGTATTCAGGATTAGTTCAGCCAAATTATCCTTCTATATCAGGAAAACCTACTAATTTATTAGGCCACCTTTTAGAGAAGTATCAGTTTACTGAACCAAGACATGATTTAATTGCTGAAGCACTTTGGTTACTTTCTGATCCTAATGGTTATAAAAATAAAGTAAGAGAACAAGGATCTAGAACTGCAACAGAAAAAGTAGTAAGACAATTAAAAACAGAAGAGGCAAGAAAGATTACATCTTCTGTACAACAAGAAAAAGAAGAACCTACTAGGACTTCAACAAATAGACAAAAAACAATTTCCAGAAATGGTGGAAGTATGTTTAGAAGATTTTAATAAATAAGTAACAAATAAAACAAATATAAAAATGGCAACTCCAGTAATGAACAATGGCATATTCCTAAGGGATACAGCCTATGCGGCAAGTTCCCATGTGGATTCATACCACTTGGTGAATATGCTGAAAGATGCAGAACCAATGGACTTAGGTCCAGTAGACCTTTGGGCAATGGCTCAAAGAGTTGAAATGCCTCTTTACCAATTATCATCTTTTGGTGGTAAGAATGTAATCAATGTAGATAATGCTCGTGGAGAGTACAAGTGGCAGACTCCTGTCTCTGTAGATCTTCCATACATTGTTGAAGACATTGAGGGAATGAATGACTTTAAAGGTATAGATGGTACAACCTTCCGTATCAAGTTAAACAAGAGAGAGTTTGGACATGGTGATATCATCACATATGACAAATACAATGGTGCTGAGATGTACATCACTGCAGAAGATATTCTTCCAATGGGTGATGGTTTTGTCTACACTGTGCAACTTGTTAACAATGATAACTATAAGTTCATAGAGAATAAGTACCTTGCTAATGGTACTAAAGTATTTAGAAAAGGTTCAGCACGTGGTGAATATGGTGAGAGATTCTCTGACATTATCACTAACACAGGTTTCCGTGAATTTTACAACTATGTAGGTGGAGCAGAAGCTCACGTACATTATTCTGTATCTTCAAGAGCAGACTTAATGATCAAAGGTGGAATGAATGCAGATGGTACAGTTCCTGTAACTGAAATCTGGAGAACATTTGATAAAAACATAGATCCTTCTATCTCATCTTTAGATGATATGGTTAAGGTTATGGGTAAAGACAAAGTGAAAAAAGCATTTGATAATGGAGATCTTTCTAGAACATTCTTAACTAATATGGAAGCTGCTCACCTTTCTAAGGTAGCAACTGATATTGAGACCTACTTAATGTGGGGTCATGGTGGTAGAGTTCGTCAAGATGGACCAGATGATGTTAGGTTGTCAGTAGGTTTATGGAAGCAGTTGGATAACTCTTTCAAAAGAGTATACAACAAGAATAACTTTACACTTGACTTGTTCCGTGGAGAAATCTATAACTTCTTCAATGGTAAGGTTGAATTCCAAGGTCCAGATCCTAAGCGTTCTTTAGTAGTACAAACAGGTATGGGTGGAATGAGAATGGTAAATGAAGCTATTAGAGTTGAAGCAGTATCTTCAGGTCTTTTAATTCAAGCTGCTGATATTGGTGCTATCACTGGTAAAGGTATGGACTTGAACTTTGGTTTCTCTTACACATCTTATGTAATTCCTTTCTTGGCAAATGTTAAGTTTGTCTTGAATCCTGCATTTGACAATGTACATACAAATGATATTGAGAATCCAATCATTGATGGTTTCCCATTAAGTTCTTACTCATTTATTATCTTTGATATCACAGATAATACAAATGATAACATCTTTATGTTGAAATTATCTTGGGATAACCAATTAAAGTGGTGGTACCAAAATGGTACAATGGATTACATGGGACGTAGCCAAGGCTTCCAGTCTTCTGGACAATTCAATGGTTACCGTGTAATGATGTCACAAACAATGCCAGCTATTTGGGTAAAAGATCCAACTAAGGTATTAAAAATTGTTATGAGAAACCCAGTAACTGGTGGATCATTCTAATAAATAATAACAAACTAAAAGGGAGACTAATACTCTCCCTTTTTTTTACTTTAATATAAAACCAATATAAACCAATAAAAACCAAACACAATGGAAAATTTCACAATGGTGGAAACCAACAAGGCTAGCAATAAAAAAACATCAATTGCAGTTAGGCCTTTTTTTGACAATGCAGCAACTAACATGGGGCTGGAAAACTATGGTATGTCACTCTATGATGGAGTAAAACACCATGAACAACTTGCTTGTTTAGAAAATAATGGAGTAATAAGATATATAACAGGATTAAATGAATTTGCTCCTGAAATTAAATTATTACCTACAGAAGTTAGAGAAGCAAGAATAAAAGAAATTAGATTAGCAATTATTGATCTAGAAAAAGATTTAGCTGCTAATGTAATAGATATTGATGATAAAGAATTTTGGAGCAAGGTTCAGTTATTAAGACCAGATAATAAAACATTCTGGAATAAAATAACTATTGCTTGTGGAAATGATCCTTTATTTTTGGATACAAAAGATCCATATGATAGAATTAAGTTGATGGCTATTGAAGCAGGAGGTTTTTCAATAGTAGCAAAAAGTTTTGATGATGCAAGATCTAGAGCAGTAGCTCCTAAGTTTTACTTAGACAAAGAGGAAGAGACTGTAATGGTTAGAACTGAATACAAGAAAATGAGGAATAAGGCTTTAGCTGAACTTCAAAAATTATTTGATAAGAATAGTACTAAGTTATTCTACATTGCAAAAGTAGTAGATATCAATAGTACACAGTATAGAAAGTCTACACCAAATGATGTGATATATGAGAATATGGATATGTACATTAATGGTGAAGGTGGTGAGAGCAATAAAGAAAGAGCAGCAAAATCCTTTATTGAAGCAACCAATATGGA